GTGCATGTATACCACTCCAGCTGTCGTACGACGAGCGAGTGATGAGGCATCGGAGAAGGACGCGGGTCCGATAATGAGCTTCGCTACAGTCTCAGCCCCCCATGCAATACTATTAATATCGCAGGCGGGTGGACGTAGCCCCAAGGTAGCTAGCAAGCGCCGTGCCATGGCGGTTGATATTCGGTCCCTCACGAAATTGAGTAGGGGGTACCGAGCTAGGACACCGTCTTGGGCGCGCTGGTGTATCAGCGTGCGCGAGCTAGCACTCCCAGCCAGTACTCGTTGAACAGTGTTTCGATATGAAGCAGGTTCGAGTTCCACACGGCCCTTGAACATCGCCTTCGAATAGGAAGAGGAGATCATGGCAAGGCGAGGAACAGCACCTACTTCTTCAAACACCTGCGCTTCGAGGGGCGTCACGTGGTGGGAGAGGAATTGATCAGTGGCGAGCGATGGCAAAGGAGCCAGATCACCGTCACTATACCGGGGTGGGACGACTTTAGTCACGGGAATAACACCAGAAGTCATCCAAACTGGTGAACCGTTGAGAGAGCGATGGCCAAGAACGAGCGAGCGCACGAGTCTAGCAGGGCGGCGCGTAGCACGGGATATCGGCAGTACCAACGCGCGAGCCAGGGCATCAGTACCTGCGCGATTCGTCAAAGCGTGGGCGGACGATAGAACCATGTTCAAGCGTTCGTCCGGACGAAGGGGGTTGGCAGAGACCCAGTTCCCAGAGACAATGGCAGCGATCGAGCGGCATAGGTATCCGTGCGCGCGTGCAGGGGTGACAACTAGACGCAGAAATTCGGCAGATTGGCTGCCTATACTCTGCTTCGACCGATTGACACGGGCACCGAGGGCATCGATGCGGCGGATGATGTTTGCAGCACTAGAAAGTGTAGGCGGCTTCATGTAACCATCATCACCGACATGCATGGGGCTGGCTTCAGCGTACAACTCTGGGCCGAGGGCTAAACGAATATACGCAGCATTTAGTATGGTGTTTATAATCATTGTGCCGCGGTGACCGCTCATCAACGTCCCCAACGCACGCCCGACGCATTTGGAACCGGCGTACAGGTACATGCGTTCGAACGAGGCGAGGAGCGGGGCGGTCAAGTCAGGAGGGTAGTTGACATACGCACAAAGTTCACGGAACAAAGTGACCATTGATTCGGTCGAGTGTTGTGAATTGAAGTCATCAAAATCCACCATGCAATGGTACCCGCCGGTCAAACCGCTGTTGTTTATGCGATCAGCCACACCAAGATGGCCGAGCGAGCCGGGGTCCAGTATCGCACGGCGGGACTTCCAGGCAGTCTCAACAGGTCGCAGGAGGTGCTCGAAGGCGATGTAGGACCGTGTGTCACAAGCGAAGATAGCGCGGGTCTTTCCATGTTCATGTTTCCGACGCAGTCACAAGGGTATCGCCGTCCCATTCAGCG